AAAGAGGTTTCAGAAAACATGGAAACTTTTACTTTCCACTCATGAACCAAAACACCATCACTGAATCAGTGAATTGGATCCGCAAGTCGGATGACCCCTGGACTCAGTGTCTCCAAGCTGTTACAGGCGGTCTTCGTTTTGCATTCTTTTACGGTCAGGAGTATTTTGACGCTATGCGTACTAAGATCATGACTACCTGTGAACAACTAGGTCAGCCTTTCCCATTACCATCCTACGAATACTTCAACAACGCTTTTGGCGAGACGTACCAACTACCCGCCTTAATCTACAACCGCAACGGAACCATTGAACCAATCTATGAGAAAGAGATTGCGACTAAATCTTTCTTACCCATCCATGATACATCCGATGCTCAATCAGAAGCCTCTCCACCCGCTATGAATATTGAATCGACCCACGGAGTTGATATTTCCCAGACGAGTGAACCAATTGTCACCGAATCACTCGGCGCCAACGAAATTCACACCGAAGGAGATAAACATCTCCGAGACGCGGAATGGACTCTAAATATGATGGTTGAAAAACCCGCATATATCGTCACACTTCCGTGGACTACTTCACAAGCTCCTGGAACGGTACTTAGTAATTTTAGTGTCCCCATCGATCTACTTACAGATACCGTAAATCATCAACCTTTTTACGATTATACTTACTGGCAAGGAGTTCCGCACGTTAAAATCCAAGTTAATGCAACTGCATTTCACTCTGGACGACTAATAGCTTACTTCGTACCTCTAACAACTTCCAACGTACTTCAAAAATGGCACCATATTAATAAACCTGCCCAAACATCCGTATCACATGCGTTCCTAGACCCCTCTAATAATTCCATCATAGAGTTGATTATTCCATTCGTCAACCCTCGAAGTTATCTAAATTTGAGAGATGTAGGTCCGCTGGATTTTTTGGGAACGTTAGTCCTGCAAGTTTTTAACCAACTAGCTGTAGGTTCTGGCGGTTCCACCACCGTCAATGTTTCACTAACTGTCGAATTCAAGAACAACAAATTTAAAGTGCCTGCTCCTATTGGAACCACTTTTAGAGACGCTCGCCGCCTCCAAACACGATCCATCAAAGAACAACATTCTAGATCTCATGCTCAAGGAAACACAATTACCACAACCATAAAGAATAAATTTGACCATGTAGCGACTGCAACACTGCAACAGAACACTACCGGGGATGAAATAGGACGTGGCGCTTCTGCGAAAGTAGACGCCGCTGCCCTTGACAAACCCAACTTTGCTCTCGAACCAGCTCCCATCGTGCACTCGACACTTGGTTATATGAGCAAC